CCAGAAGCTTATGATAGATTATTAGAAAAATATGGTGACACTTTAGAATTCCAAGCAGAGTTTGATAAAGTTGTTAGGAGAAAAAATAATAATCAAGGTGGCCTAAACTATTTGATGGGAATGTAATGAAGATTGGTGAATACGAACAGATGATGTCGTATCTGACTCGTCCTGCTACAAAAAAAGAAACTAGAGAAGACTTTGCAATAGGTGGTGGAGCTGTAGAGGGTAAGGATTTAGGTACGCGAGAAGGTTTTGCTTCTCCTGAAGCTAGAGCATATTTAGAAACTTTAGAACCAGGAACAACTGTTAATACTTATGAGATTGGTAACAGATTTAATACTGCTCCCGCAACGGTTAGGGGACAAGTACAAAGAAATTTTCCAGATTTAAGATTACAAACTAAAGAAGAAGGTGCAGCTAAAGCAAAAGAAACTAGAAAAGCACAGTATGCAGAAAAAACATCTGATGTTCCAACTGTACAATCAGAAGTTAGAGGCAAAGGTAAAGAAGCTAGAACTAAAGGAAGAGACATAACAGGTGTAAAATGGCCAAGTGAAGAAATTAAAAATAAATATATTGAATATATAAAAGATAGGTATTCGGATGTAAAAGGAAGAAAAGGTCTAACTAATAAACAACTTGCCGAAGAATTTTTTGGAAAATCTAATACAGCTACTGTAGGTACAGTAGAAAGAATTAATAAATTTTTAAAAAAAGATTTAGATTTAGAATTTAAAAAAGCTCCTATCGATGAAGTAAAAGCAAAAAGAAAAAGAAGATTAGATATTACCCAAGGTGGTAAAACTTTTACAGGAACTGATAAAATTCCTTTTCACCACATTATGCCTATAGGTGGAGAAGTAGATTTAACTACTAAAGATGTAGCATTTATTAATAAAAAGATGAATTCTGAACTAGCACCATACAATACAAAATTAAATGACATCGCGGATGCAATTAGTAACCAATTAAATAGTCAAGCACCTGGATATCTCGACAGAGTAGATGAATTAAATAAAAATGCTGAAGAAATAATTGAAAGTGTAAAAATAAGACTACCTAAAAAATTTCAAAATTATATTGGATTTAACAGATTAGATCCTATTACGGATGAATATGGAACACCTATCCGAATGAATGTTACAAGAGTTGGTGTTGATGATTCAAAATCTTTAGCAGGTAAAAGAGGAGAAGCTCAAAAACTAGAAACACTTACACAAAAAGGTCTTATGGACCAGATAAAAAATTTAAAAATAAAAATACCTACATCTGATTTACTTGAATTGGGAAGTAAATTACCTGGACCATTTAAATTGTTAAAATTAAAAAAAGGTTTTGAAGATGGTGGAATAGTGTCTAGACAGAATTTAGGTAGAGGTTATTTAGCAGGAGGTATTAGGAGTTTAGGTAAAAAATACAAAGACTCAACTTTAGAAGCTATTTTAGAAAATCCTAAAATAATGGCAGCAGAATTTGGATATTCAGGTCTTGCAGAAATACTTAGATTGCTAGGACTATATTCAGTAGGTGGTCATGTTAAAAAAAATAATGATGAATAAATACCCAAAGAAACACTTATTACCCCCTGAAGCCGGACCCATGCCTCAGGGCTTGAATATTAACTATAATACTGTTAAAACAGTCAAACAATCTGGAGAAAAAATAAATGGCGGATATAGACAAGGCACTTCCAAACGAAGTCAGAAAAGAATTCGATCTTCCTAGTGAAGATGAAGTTCAGGAACAATTAGCAGAAGAAGTAGAGACACAAGAAGAATCTCTTGGTCCAGTTGACATTCAAGAAAATGAAGATGGATCAGTAGATATAAATCTTGATCCACAAGCTGCAACACCTGAAGGTGGGGACGAGCATTATGCAAACCTTGCAGACTTTTTACCTGATGATGTATTAGGTAGATTAGGTTCAGACTTAAATAGTAAGTATATGGATTATACTTCATCAAGAAAAGAATGGGAAAAAACATACACTCAAGGTTTAGATCTTCTAGGTTTTAAGTATGATAATAGAACAGAACCTTTTCAAGGAGCTTCAGGTGCAACTCACCCAGTACTTGCTGAAGCAGTTACACAATTTCAAGCATTAGCTTATAAAGAATTACTACCAGCAGATGGACCAGTTAGAACACAAGTAATTGGTTTATCTACACCTGAGAAAACACAACAAGCACAACGTGTTAAAGATTTTATGAATTATGAAATCATGGAAAAGATGAAAGAGTATGAACCAGAGTTTGATCAAATGTTATTTAATCTACCTCTTGCAGGTTCTTCTTTTAAAAAAGTTTACTATGATGACATGGAACAAAGAGCAGTATCTAAATTTGTTCCGGCAGATGATTTAATTGTTCCGTACACAGCTACCTCATTAGATGATGCGGAAGCAATTATTCATCGTGTAAAAGTTTCTGAAAACGATTTAAGAAAACAACAAGTCGCTGGTTTTTATAGAGACATAGATTTAGGAAAACCAACTCCAGGTGAATCTGATATTGAGAAAAAAGAAAGAGAGCTTGAAGGAGTTTCAAAAACAAAAGATGAAGATGTATTTACATTACTAGAATGTCACGTGGATTTAGATTTAGAAGGTTTTGAAGATGAGAATCCAGAAACTGGTGAACCGTCTGGAATTAAAATACCTTACATTGTAACTCTAGAAGAAGGGTCAAGAGAAATATTATCTATTAAAAGAAATTATGAAGTAGGTGATCCACTAAAGAAAAAAATACAATACTTTGTACATTTTAAATTTTTACCAGGACTAGGTTTTTATGGTTTTGGTTTAATTCATATGATTGGTGGATTAAGTAGAACTGCAACAAGTGCACTTAGACAATTACTAGACGCAGGAACTTTATCTAATTTACCTGCTGGATTTAAACAACGTGGTATTAGAATCAGAGATGATGCACAATCAATTCAACCCGGTGAGTTCAGAGATGTAGATGCACCTGGTGGAAATTTAAGAGATTCGTTTATGATGTTACCATTTAAAGAACCAAGTCAGACTTTGTTAAGTTTGATGGGTGTTGTAGTAAACGCTGGTCAAAGATTTGCATCAATTGCAGATTTACAAGTTGGTGATGGAAATCAACAAGCGGCAGTTGGAACAACAGTAGCTCTTCTTGAGCGTGGTTCTAGAACTATGTCTGCGATTCACAAAAGAATTTACTCAGCTCTTAAAAATGAATTTAGAATCATGGCTAGAGTATTCAAGTTATATCTACCACAAGAATATCCGTATGATGTAGTTGGGGGTCAAAGAATGATTAAACAACAAGACTTTGATGATCGGGTAGATATATTGCCAGTTGCTGACCCTAACATTTTTTCTCAAACACAGCGTATTTCCCTCGCGCAAACGGAACTCCAACTGGCACAATCAAATCCGCAAATGCATAATCTATATCAAGCATATAGAAACATGTATGAAGCATTAGGAGTTAAAAATATTGATGCTGTTTTAGTTAAACCAATGCAACCAATGCCAAAAGATCCGGCGTTAGAACATATTGATGCATTAGGTGGTAAACCTTTCCAAGCATTTCCAGGTCAATCACATAGAGCACATATTACTGCACATTTAAATTTTATGGCAACGAACATGGCTAGAAATAATCCAATGGTAATGGCATCATTAGAGAAAAATATTTTTGAACATATTAGTTTAATGGCTCAAGAACAAATAGAATTAGAGTTTAGAGATGAGCTAGTTCAATTACAACAGATGCAAATGCAGGCTCAACAAAACCCAGCGATAGCTCAACAGATACAAATGCAAGTTATGCAGATGACTCAGAAGATTGAAGCAAGAAAAGCTGAATTAGTTGCTGACATGATGGAAGAATTTATGGAAGAAGAGAAAAAACTTACTTCACAATTTGACAATGATCCAATTGCTAAACTAAGAGCAAGAGAATTAGACCTTAGAGCACAAGAAAATGCTAGAAAAGAGAAGGAATCTAATGAGAGAATGGACCTTGATAAGATGAAAGCGATGATGAATCAACAAAATCAAGATGAAAAACTTGATCAAAACGAAGAATTAGCAAAATTAAGAGCTGATACATCAATTGAAAAGACTATTTTATCAAAAACGTTACCTAGTTCTGATTCAATGATGCCAAATATTGCGATCATGCGTAAAGGATAGTGACAAAAACTAAAAAAACAGTTAAAATAAAACACATAAGGAGAAAATATGGAAAAATTAGATAAAATTGTTGAAATCAAGTCAGAAGACAAGATGAATCTTGAAATTGACCCTAGATCTAAGACTACAGCAGATGGTTCTTACAACTACATCGCAAAAGGTGAAGAAGTTGAAGTAAGAGGAACTAAAAGAATGCTGAAAGAAAAGTCTAAAAAAGCTAAATGGATCTAATATGTGGTTATCGGCAATTAAATTAGCCGCACAAGCAGGCACTCACATTTTTAAGAAGCGTCAAGAAACG